CTGCTTTAACTTTTGGTAGATTACCTACATCAATATAAAATATTCTTCTTTCTGGTGCTCTTGATAGTCTGTATATAACAAGACTATCTTCAATCATTCTAAGTTGATTGACTGCTTTGATTGCTTTATGTAAGTATGATAAATTTGCTCCTTTGTTTCTATCAACTAAACCACTAGTGCAATAAGCAACAGAATCTCTAGTAAATTTAATTCCTTTATTACCACCAGTCATAGCTGATGGCATCTGTGAAGGATAACTTGACTTGGGAGTATATACAAAATATTCTTCAATCTCAGGAAACTCATATTCCATGGGATTGTCATTATTAATATTTGCTACTCTGATATCATTCTTTGCTTTCTTTTGTTGCCTGACATATCTCATCTTCATTGAATCAATATATCTTAACTCTAATATACCCTCTTCTGGTTTCTTAAAATCAATTACTTTGTGATAATATAATCTACCATCTATATACCAGTTACGATATATCTCATGTGCTTTTTTATCAAAATCTAAAAGATCTTTTACTGCTTTAAATTCTTCTCTAATTTTTTTCTTAATACCATCACTTGCATTGAGATTAGATAACTCAATTTCTACTGGTGAATCATGTGTATCAGATACAATTGCTTCATTTACAATATCCTCAATGGCACTGTCACACTCTGGTTGGAGTGCCATCTCTCTATATCTTTTTATTAAATCAAATTCTGTTCTATAAACGCCTTCAATATCTACATATGACCCAAAAAAACCACTAGTTAAATAGTGGTCAGATCCATCTGCATTATTTTCAGGAACTGGAGACACCACACTAGGTGGTATCTTCTCAGTATCCTCTATTGAAAATCCAAATAACCTTGCCATTATTAAAAGTTTACCTTATATGTTTATTTATCAAGCTCCAGAACCTGCTGCCTCAGGGAACCAGTATTGTACTTGGAAGTCAACTGTAAATTCTTCTATAGTATCAGAGCTATCATATGATAGATCAATAGAAGAAACTGTGCTTGGAAATATGTCTACAAACTTATACTGTGCAAGGATAGTGCTATCAGTAGCAGGACTGTTAGAACCTTGTTGAGTAGAAATATTTCTACCAAGTTGGTAAACAGTTGCTTGTCCCATGTAAGATGAAGGATCAGTTAAACCTGATGAATCACCATACTGAGCAATGTTCTGAGCCCATGCTTGGAATGCTCTATAATGTCCAAAATCTTGATCATTAATTACTGTAACAGTCCAAGGATCAAATGTTCTATCACCAGCAACTTTCATTACACGTCCTCTGAAAGGAACTTCCAATACACCTACATTTGATGCAGGTAATTGAGCTGCTTTACATAAAAATCTAAATCTATCTCCATCAAATTGACCATCACCATCAC